CATATCTTTCATGCTATTTGGATTTGCTCCAGCTATGATACCAGCACCTAATACTCCATCTGCTCTTGTTACAAACTCTCCGTCTGCTAATTGAGCTAACATTGTATCTTCGTCTTTGTCTCCGTTTCCAGATCCGTCCTCTACATAACCTTGTGCTCTAACATAATTGTTAGAATCATTTTCGTCATGAGAAACTTTTGATGGAAGATAGTTTATACCACCTTCATTAAATTTTTTTATCTCTGCTAATCCGCCAGTTCTTAATCTTGTTTTCGCTAAACTATAAGGACCCATTGTTGGTTGTCCTCTTCCTTGTTCTTCTGGTGCGTAGACTTTATCGTATGCTTTTTCTTCACCAGTTGTTGGATCTATGTAAGTATATCCTGGTCTTTGTTTTTGTAATTCTAAATAACTCATGTTGTAACCAGGCATGTAAACATCTACAGGTCTTTGATCAAATGCACCTAATGCAAATGGAATACCTCCAGCAGCTAAAGCTATTTTTAATGGATCATATTCATCACTTCCTTTTTTTCTAAAAATATCTAATAATGATCCACCTTCAGTTTTTTCTAAATTTGTCATTGTTCTTGGATCTCCAACGATAGCACCTTCTTGTCCTATGAATTGTCTTCCTTGTGAAGATGGTGTGAACGGAACTACTTGTTGTTTTGGATTATAAGCCCCTGGTAAACCAGCTAAGAAAGCAGGTTGGCTCTTAACAAAAGCTTTTGTTGCATCTGATCCTGGAAACATTGACATACCAGCAGAACCTAAAGTGTAACCAGCATAAGCACCTGTTGCACCACCTAGTAATGCTCCTAAACCTGATGCGCCAGAATCTTTAGCATCTCTATACCCTCTATAACCACCGTATGCTGCTAATGCGTAAGGTAAAAATTGTAGCATTATATAAAATTCTCCTAATTAAGATCTTAAATATGAAATAATACCATTTTACTTAGGTGTTATCAACTCATCGGCAAAACGTCCTTCATATTGGTACTCACCAATATGTGCGATAGGATCGTCTATAAATGCATGGCATTTACCACCTATATCTTTCCAAAGCTTACAGAAGGCAAAATCCTCTCCAAGGTATGTCTTAGTTACAGGGTCATGTATGGTATCAAAAAAGTTCCACATATGAGGTTTATCTACATACTTACCATTAATAACAGTTTTTTGAACAATACTTTTATCAGGGTATGCTTGTATCATTTTATCTATAACGCTTCTTTTAATTAACATACATCCTGTTGGACTATGAGTTACTTCCATAACACCTCTATCTACTTGTATATCTTTTGGATTCTCTACTCTCATAGGATAAGTGTTTGTCCATTTTTTAATATCATCTCCTTTATTAACTTTACCTTGTTGCCATCTTTCGTAAGCTTTGTCCCAATTACATGTTTTAAGTGGATAAGGTACAGATATCACATCCTTATCTCTCTCAATCATTTTAAAAATTGTTTCTGCATTAAATAAAATATCAGAATCTACAAATAATAAATGAGTGTAATTTGATTCAATAAAACCAGCTACACATAAATTTCTACCTTGAGTAACAAGAGAAGACTTCATTATTTGAAATGACACGTCACATTTTTTTTTGAAACACAATTGTTGAAATTCTAATAAACCTTGCGCGTAATGAATTGAACAATCACTGTGAACAGGTGTTGCAACAAATATAGAATAAGGTTGTTTGTCTAATTCTAATTTAAATTGTTTGGTGTGCGTTTTCCACAAAGGTGTAATATTTTTTTCGTAAGGTTGTGCACTGGGTAATGGTTTAACCTGAACATCCTTTAATGTTTGATAGGTATCTTTATTTACGTATTCTTTCACTAAGAGCTCCTTTCAAAAAACTCTCCCATTCCATTCCCTTTTTATTCCAATTATAAAATCTATTATAAAATTTTTGTTGTTCTTCTAAATGATTTTGGATAAAATTTTCATGTAGATAACTTGCTGCAACTTCAATTGCTGATGCAAAATCTTTTGCCATTTGTTCATAATTTGTGGAATAATTTACATACACAGGCCACTCAGAACATGTTTCATATAATGCTCCAAAGTTATTAGTTATTACATGAACTCCTGCAGCAAGTGCTTCTAGTGCAGATGCACAAAAGGTTTCTTCAAATATACTTGGATAAACATACAAGTCATAATCTGTCATGTGTTCTAATATGTATTCATTTGGTTTATAACCAATATAATTTACATTAGGTAATTCTTTTGCTTGTTCATATAAAGGTTGAAACTGCCCGTCATTATTTTCTTTAAATTGATCTCCATATACCTGACAAGAACTATAAACATCTAAAGTGATGTTGGGGTTTTTAATTTCTTGCATAGCTCTTAACATTATATTTAAACCTCTCCAAGGTGTGTTGTGGTGTAATATTTTAATAGGTTGTCCTGCTTTGTATATTTTTCTTTTAGGAAAAGAAGTACAACCATTTTTTATGACTACTGATCTATCAGTTGGTATATTAAAAAAGTATCTAAACTTTTCATAAGTCCAGTGACTGTTAAATACGTACCAATCATATTGTTTATGATTATCTGGATTACTAAACCATGGATGTAAGTTAGGTTGATCATATGAATTTTTTTGCCAAAGTATATTAAGTTTGTTTGGATCAATAGGTACTTTGCCTGGTATCGATGTGCATATCTGTACTTGATCTAATATTTCTTTTGGAACATGCTTATGCAGCATTTCCATCTGTAGCTCCGTGGCTCCTCTAGGATTCATTATTCTTTTGTTTTAACACCCATTGTAACTTTAGTAACTTTGATTTCAAGGTCTTGTCTAAAGTCATCCACAGTAGTGTCAGTATTGGGGTCAGCAACATCATTATCAAAATCAGCTTTGCTAGCATATATCTTCCCCGTTCTTTTGTTTTTAATAATTTCTTTTGCTTCCGCAGGTATTTTAACTAATTCACTCATAATTATTTTCCTTGTCTATTGTATTTCTTATAACTTCTTTTTTCATTTTTGTTAAGTCTTTTTTTGTGACGGCCCGGTCGTTTCGGAGGTTTCGGACGAGGTACGTAGTGTACAAATTTTTGTTTAGCCATTTTGATCTGATCTATTTATTTCAAGTATAGATACCACAGCAGTTACACCTGTGCTAGTGCTGGACTCGAGATTTAATATATCACTTTCTTCAAGAATAATTGGACCTTTTGCTATGTTGCAAATTGTAGGACCAGAAATAGATGCATAAGCTATTTGAATGTTAGAGGTATTAGTTGCATCTGTAATACTTGCTTTAACAACCTTACTACCAGATTCGTTTGTTATTTGTATATTCTGTATGATCGCTCTCGAATTTGATGGAGAAGTATATACAGCTATTGCTGATGTAGTTGTCGGTGCATAGAATGCGTTTTTATAAATATTAGCCATTAATTATCTATGAGTATTAACTCAAAACCTCCTGAAGCTGCAGATGTAGAATTAGAAATAACTTGTAAATCTATATCTGTTTTTTCTGTAACTTTGTTTATTGCATATTTTCTCCAGCTACTAAAGCCACCTCTTGCAGACATATATTCTTTTACATTCCAAGCTGCATCAGTAACTGCATTATCTCTTGTCATAAATCTAAATCTATGTTCACTATCTTTAGAAGAAGATACATTTAAATTTATAATATATCCTGTTTTACCATTTGGAATAGTATATACCGCCATAAGCGTTTGACCCATACCAATAGTATCATAGCTTATGTAGGCTAAAATATTAGAATCAGTAGAACCTGTCATTGTAATTTGAGCAGCGTTAGATTCTAAAGAACCTGCTGTAACAACTCTTGCTCTAAATACTCTTCTAAATGTTTGTGTTGTAACAACTGGTGTTGTGCCATTCATAGTTACTGTATCTGTTACAAGATCCCAGTTAGTATCTAGACCTTGAATCTCTATTGTTCTTGCACCTGTTCCACCCGATGTATCATTTGCAGAAGCGCTAACAACACTTAAAGTTTGAACAGCTGTTGGCCAAGGATAAAGAATACTTCCTTCCCAAATACTTTCAAAACCACCTGATCCAACTGTTGGGTTTACACCAAACTTACTTACATTTGAATAACCAGTGAAATCTCCTTTTGCAACTGCAAGATAAAAATCTATTTCAGCTGATCCTGGAGTTGTTGATCCTGTTGTGTTTACATTATTACAAGACATTAATTTCTCCCACTAAACCAAGAAAATCTTTCTACTTCTTGTCGTAGTTCTTCTTGGAAAGTTGTATTTAATTGATCCTGAACTGTACGAATAGCTTGAGCAATTTGTCTTTGGTTTTCTTGTCTATATTCAGGGGTTGGTTCAGGAATTCCTGCATTAATTTTAGCCATTTTTAATTCCTAAAAGCTGAGTGTTGTGCAGATGTAACACCTTGACTTGTACGGTCAGGGCCTGAATAAGATCTATTTTCTCCACCTCCACCTCGGTAAATATCTTCAGCGGTAGGTTTTCTATTCATATTTACTGTCTGAATATCTCCTTGTGTATCTCTTCTATAATCTCTTTCAGCAGCTTTTTGTGCTCGTTTAGCAGCTAAGAAGTCTGCTATTGTTGCAGATCTTCCAAATAAACTTGATTGTACTTGAGTATTTAAATTTTGTAAGGCACTAATTGGGTTTACGGTTTCCGGTAAAAATGATGCAAGACCAACATAAGGATTTACAATACCTCTTAATACATTTCCTCTCAAACCATCTAATCCTATTTTCTTTAGTGCGTAATTTTTTACCCTGTCTTGTATAATATTACCTGCTATTTCTTTCATAGGCGGTAATTTTATACCACCCTCGGGTAATAAATTTAAATTTTCATTTACCATTGGTTGGTCTACACTAGAAAAAGAAGGTACATAACCTTCAAATCCAGGTTGAGCTTGTATTGCAGCTATTCCTATAGGGTCTTGAGCCATAGCAACATTGTTAGCATAATCTCTTAAAAATATTTCGTCCATTAGCCTCTCATACCATCAGGTTGTACATCTGCTCTAAAGGTACCAAATCTCCAGTTTTGATCAGTTGACGTATTTGCAATTTTTAAACTAGCAAACCTCGACCTAGCTCGGGTATCTATCTTATCAGTTGTATTATTTATTGTAAAGGGTCCGAGAGGTGAAGAGGCTGCTCCCTCTGCTGGATAGTCTCTTAAATTAATTGTTATCTGTGCATTTCCAGTTAATAATTTAAAATCTGGTATAAATCTTCTCATACTAATAAATACCTCTCCTTCAGCTAAAGTAAAATCACCAGATTGAATAAACGCAGGTATTGCTGTCTTAGATCCTGTTGAGTCTACTTCATTATTACCAACTTCATGAGCATAATAAGTAGATGCCCCGTTAACATTAGTTACGCCTTGTATAGTTGGATAAGTTGGAATTCCTGTTGCATTAAATTTAGTTGCATATGGGTTGTCATACAATGTGGCATCTGCCCAAGAGGTTCTATCCATAGAACCTGTAGTCCAAACATTCTCTTCATAGTTATAAGATACCACTCTATCTACTTCCTCTGATCCTGATTTAGGGTAAAACCAATTAATCTCACTATATAAATGATTTAAACCTGCATATACAATTTCTCCAGAATTATAATTAATACCTAGATTATTACCTTTATTAGTAAATACAAAATCTTCTACCAAACAAGGAACACCTTTTACAGTACCATCATATACAAAAAAGCCACCTGCTTGACCCATCCACCATACAGCTCCATTTACGTATTTTATTGCATGTTGACCAATAGCTCCACAATTACTTCCCACTTGTCTAATAGAGAAAGTAAATGGTGGTCCTACAAACTGCATTACATAGGCAGAAGTATCAGTAAGTATTAAAATATAATCTTTAGCTTTTGCTGCACCCACTATTTTAACACCAGAGTCTAATCTAAATGTTCCCGCAGTATTAATTGAAGTTGGTGTGTAATCATTAATATTTTCTTGGTCTGAAAATCTTATAAACATTTTATCTTGTTTAGATGGATTACCAATTATAGTTTCAGTTCCAAGAATAATTAAGTGTCTATCTCTTTCTGAAACAATAGACATTACTGATTTTGTTGGAGCACCGCTTACAACTGTTGCTCTAGTAGTTAATGCAGCTGGATCAGAATTTAAGGGACTCCATTGAAATGTTTTACCATTTTTAACAGTTGCAATTAATATTTGTCCAAAGTGATCTAATGACCAAGATCCAGGATCTAATACAACTGTAGAAGCTGTTGAAGCAGAACCCCAAGTTCCCCTTGACCAGGAACCTGTTCCCCAACCATATCCATATGTTTGTGATAATGGACCAACAGTTGCGTAAGGGTTAATATCTGCAGAACCACTTGCAGAAGTTGTTGCTGTTGCTGCAGTAGCCATAGTAATTGTAAAAGTGTCTGCATCAGGTGCAGTCACTATTTGAAAAGTGTTTGTTTCAAAATCAGCAGCTACATAACCAGCACCAACAGGTGGTGTTACGTTTGTAAATGTAAATAAATCTCCTACATCTAAGTTATGTCCTACGTAGTTTACGGTGACCGTTGCTGATGTATCTGTAGTATCGAATGTTGCCCCTGTAAGTGCTGCATCAAGAGGAGTAATATCATAAAAAGCACCTTCATAATATATAAATAAAGCTTTGTTAGTTCCTAACGCAACATATTTCCTACCATCTAAATCTGCCCACACAAGTTGTTCTCTAACAGCTCCAACTAAAGTAGAACTTGTTATTTGTTCCCAACCACCAATTTTTTCGGGTAGACCATATCTAAACCTAACAAAATCACCATCTGTCCATTGCCCTTCGGCTCCTGTTTCTGTGACTTGTTTGTTAAATCCTGGTCTTATTCGTACATTTGTTAAAGGCATAGTGCATTATAACCTATTACAAGCGAGTGTTCAATTAGACCTGATTTAATTAAAGTTTTTGTTATTATATAGATGTATATCCAAAATTTTCCAAGCAAGGGGAGAAAAAGGCCATCTTCTATTATCTAAAAGTTTATTTTTAATAGCTATTTTAGTTTCTTTCCATAAATCATTTTGTAAATTATTAGAACAGAGATTAGAGGCATATTTCCAAAAATTTGACTGATATGTACTTCCACCATGATAAATATAAGATATAAAATTTTCATATCTTTTAGCCAAATCATAAGCAAGACTATTTGAATCTTTAGTGCTTACATTTTTAAAAATATGATCAAAATAAATTCGATTTAATGAATCATAAAATAATCCTGATATTGCTTCAATAGGCTCATAAAAAAGAGCTCTATTACCGTTAAGCATAATTCTATTATTAATATAATTTTTAGCTTTATAAGATTCAAACTTATATTCTCTTAAATTGTTTTCATTAAAGTTATTTTTAAAATATTGTGAAAAATCAGATACCGCTTCTTTTCTAGAAGTTATATTATCATTATACAAATAACCAAAACCTTGTCTTGTTTTTAAAGGTATACCAAACATCCATCCATTTTCGTGCGCGATATGGTATGTAAAATTCCAAGTTCCTGGTTCTTCAACCCCATTTACTAAACAATGATTGATTGGAAGATTTACTTTTGTGTATTCATTATAATCATTTGGAAAACCTCTACAATCTATTACATAATCATAGGTATGTTCTTTGTTAATGGTAACTTTATTTTGATCTTGTTCTAAAGATTTAATATCAACGTTTAATTCAGTAAATCTATTTTTGTATTTTAAGTATATTTGTTTAAATATAACATCAGCTAATTTAAAATTATCAAAATGAATAGCGTATGACGGAGGCATTATAGGACTTACAAAATCATTTTTTCTCCAGTTTTTATAATAAACACCAGTTTTAAAAGTAAATTGTAATTCTTGTCCATCAAATTCAGGATTAAAATTTAAAGTTTCCCATAGTAAAGTAGGCATTGCTACTGTGCTACTTTCACCAATACCTAATATATTTTTCTTTGGGTTATGAATACAAGTAACATGCACATCTTCAGTATATCCTAAAAAATGAACTACACTTAATACACCAACAGTACCTGCACCAATAACTGCTATTTTAATCATTTCTAATTATCATATTTAAATTGAATCTTATTTCGTCTGTTTTAGGTCCAACACCTTTATGTAATAAATTACTTTTAAATATTTTTGCTTCACCCATTTTATCTCGATAAAAAACATTATCTACAATAGTACCTCCATCTGTTGTGTGTAGGTTATATAAAATAGTAATGTATTTATCGTCTTTTTTATCTGTGTGAAATTCAGTATTTTGATTTTTATAATACATATTAAAATATATTCTCATTATTTTAGAATTTTTGTAATTTTGTTTATCACAAATATTTTTATGCACTTTGTAAGCAAAATTAATTAAATGATTATATTCATCATTTAATTTTTTATCATCATCGAAATTATAATATGGATCAAAAGAAAAACCACAATGAGACCCTTTTAAAATATTTAATAATTTATCTCCTGGGTAGTTTTTATCAGTAGCTACAAACCATGGACAATCTAAAAGATCTCCTATAATTTTTATATTTTCATTAGTTGGTATTATATTTTCTTCAATTAAAACTTTTGTCATTATAATTTATATTCTTCTTTAATTAATTTAATATTTTTATTTATAAAATTTATATTGTATTCAATTTCACATCTTTGTTTTATTTTTTTTATTATAGAAAAAACTTTATCTTTAATATTCTCATCAACTTTAATTTGTTCAAAATGATTTATTAAATAAATCATCAACAATTTAATATTTTCTTGTTTGATAATATTTTCTCTTTTAGTAGTTACAAATAAATAAACTATATTTTCAATATCTACCCCAACTATATTTTTAATTTCTTCTCTAGTAATATTTAAATTTGGATTATAATATTCATTACCATAACAATTGTGTAATAATCCTGCAATAATAGTTTCATCATCACATTCTAATCTATCTAATAATCTAGCAACACCAATACAATGATCTAAAAAAGTTCTGTCGCTATGTATGATTTTGTGTGCACCTTTACTAACCAAAAATTCAACACAATCATAATAAAGATTAAGTAACATTATAAAAAATTAAACCATCCAGTAACTATATATTTATTATCTTTTGGTGCATTTACTCCTCTATGCATGTGAGAGGGGCCTGCAGGCCATATATGAAAACCCCCTGCTTTAGGAATAAGAGTTATGTTTTGATAAATAAACTCTGTACCACCACCATCTTTAATATCGTTTAAATAAATCATCCATGCAAATACTCTATTTAATTTGTTTTTAAATCCATCATTCTCACAATGAATATAGTGGTAATAATTATTTGGATTAAATTTACAAAGTTGAGCACTAATATCTAAACCCCACGGTTTTAAACAATCATTAAAAAGTTTATATTCATTTAGGAAACTTTCGATACCTTTTTGAATTGCAAAACCTAATCCAAAAAAACTTTCTTGTTTTTCTATTTTAATATTAATTTCTAAATTATTTAAGGGTTCTGTTCCACCTCCACCTGGAGAAGCATGCTGTATATTTTTTTCAAACCAATCAATTAATTGATTACAAGATTTTTTAGAAAAAACTTCTTCATGACTATGGATTATACTTTTCATTTTATTAATATTAAAAATAATTAATATTAATATTTAATCTTCCCTCAGGTGTAGTGCAAGTAGAACTATTATGCAACACAGTAGGGTCAAAAAAACAAGCTCTGTTTTCTATACTTTCTACTTTATTGTTATTAATTCTTGTGAATCCATCATTACTGTTTAAATAAAAAAGAAATCCTTTGTGTTCAAATTCATAATCTTTGTGCACTCCATGTTCAAATATAGATGGTGTAGGTGGATAAAAATTAGCTTTAACTCTTACCATAGCTTTAAAATCTAATTTTTTTAAAATAGGTTCTATTAAATTTATATAATCTGAGTTTGGTTTACTTTGATCATAGAATAAATGCACAAATGAAAAACCATCATTAGATGTTTCTGTTGCAACACCTTCTCTTTTATACCAAGGAAAATTTGGTGAAAACATAAATTTTTTTATTTTTTCACATTCTTCTTTTTTTAACCAGTTATCAATTATTTGATAATGATTATTCATTATCTATATCTTTTTTTATTCCACCAAATGCTTTTATATCTATTTAAAATTTTGGTAGCCCAATTTAAAGATCCACGGTTAAATTCTTTTTCATAAGAAACTTCCATTTTCCAATTATTTCTTTTAAAAGGTATTACTTGAACATAAGGCATGCCTCTTTCAAATTTTTTTACAAAAGATGGGTACTTGTGCCTATTAAAAATAAAAGGAAAGTTTATAACTTGTGGATATGTATCTGTATCTACAATAGCTGGTAAAATTCTAAAATAATCTTCTTCTCTATGTAACGGAGGTACAAATAAACAAGACCATCCTGAAGGAGTAATTATTTTAAAAGGACTAATTATTTTAGGAATTGGGCACACACCTTTTGGAGAATTTTCTTGAGCAAGGTAGGATTCTGTGCCTCCTACTTGATGAGGGTCATGATTTTCCGCCACTTGTTGAAAACTTAAATCTTGCATCATGTGTTGCCCCATAGCAAAATCTATTTTAATAATTTTTTTCTTTTCTACCTCATCCATTACATTATAATGAACAATCATATCTTGAGGTAATCTTAAAAGATAACCAGAGGTCATTGAATCTTGTAAAGGCATACAACCTTTTACTGTTATATCTCCAACTTTATTTATAGGTGCATTTTTAAACCAATTTGGCATATGCTGATGTGCTGGTATAGGTTTTATATCCTCTATGTCTTTAGCAAATTCCGTAGTTATAAATTTTATTTTATTTTCCATCAATTTTACTATTCTCGTCTGATTGCATGTTTATTAAATGAGGTGGTCTCGAAGCTGCAAATTCAACAGCAATTTTACCTAAAGTGTTTACCAGATGAACCATACTATCACCATCTAATATTAATTTTCTTTTTTCATTTAATATTTTTATTTCATGTTCTTCAAATAAAAATTCTCCACCACCATCTTCTCTTTGAATTATTTTCATTAATCTCTATTCCACGGTAGTCCAAAATATTGTCTTTTATCCATATGTAAATGTTTGTTAGGACCTTCTGCGTCAACATAATGGATAAATGCTTGAGCACACCAGTCTCCTAAATATTTTTCTCTATAGTGTTCTTGTGCACATCCAAAATACAACACAGCGTCTCCTGCATCGCATATAAATGGTTTATTGTCAATATAAATTGGCCATTTCTTATCTGCACCAATATTAACACTAATACTAATTTCACATTCTGGTCTATCTTTGTGTTTTGTTAATTCAGCACCATAAGTGTACATTCTCCAATAAGAATAGGTAGGTAATAATTTTTTACTTAATTCTTTTTCCATCAGATCTTTTTTTCTTAACATAATAGTTTCAAATATAGGATCAGAATAAAAATATGTTTCAGCTCCATTAGTTATTTGTCCAAACAAATCAAAGTTAACATCATTTATTTTATGTTTTAAACAAGCATAGTCCTTTAGAAGACTTGTTTCATCTTCAGATAAAAAATTTTTAATTATTTTATTTTCTATTTTATCCATGATACTATTGAATATTTAGTCCCTTTTGTTACTGGTTTTACTTTATGAACATACAAAAAATTACTTGGAAAAACAATAACTGTATTTTTTACTACCTCAATTTTTTCTTCTGTATCATTATCCCAACTTTTAAAAACTAATTCTCCACCCTCATAGTCATCATTTAATAAATATACAAAACTTAAAAAACGTGGATCATACATACTATCATCAGTATGATAAATATAATGACCACCAATTTCATATTTTAAAACTTGAATACTTTCGATAAGTATTTTGTCTCTGCTGTTTTTTATCGAATATTCTCTTATATATTCTTTCATTATCTGTAAAATAATTTTTTTAAAAATATTACATAAATGTTGGTTTGTTTTAGATTCACTTATGATATTATTTAAATGCCACACAGAACAGCTTCTTATTTCTGGAATTTCTTTTTTTGTTGTAAGCAAAGCACCTTCATAAATAGCATAAGGAGACTTACAAATATCTAAAATATTTGCAGCCAATTTTTCAGGTAAGGCGTTATTGTATATTTTTACAAAATTAAAAAGATTGTTTTTCATTGTATATTCTTAAAGAATATACATGTTTTAAGGCATTTGTAAAATATTTCTCCATTGCAAACCAGGTTGATTTGCACAAAATTCCCAAAAAGTTTCTTGCATAGGATAAGTTATTTGACTGTAGTCAAAATTAACCATGTATGATTTATAGCTTGCCCAAACTGTTCTATCTGGGTGGTCTACATTTACAGGATTTCTTACAAATAAATTTATTTGCTCAATCCAACCATTCATTTTTTTTCTTAAATCTTGTTCAGAAAAAAATCCATTATCATTACCTTTGACTATAGGTGCAAATACTACAGAATTTTCTGTAGAACTTTCAACTTTTAAAAGATCTTTTTGTAATAAATTCCAATCAGAATCATTTATAGAAATTATTCTATAATCATTTTGATTTATATTTAAATTATTAAGATCGGTGTCATTTGCAGCAATCTTATAAATTGTATTTTGTTCAATTTCTTTTGATAAAATTACATATGCCATTTATTTCTCCTATGAATCATAAACTGCTAAAAATCCAGGCTTACCATTTGAATCAGTATTTTGGCCGCCTTGAATAGCTGTATTAGTTGCTATTAAAAAACCCGCTATTAAGTTTGCATTAGCTCCTGGAGCAGTGCCTGTGTTTCCCGCAGATCCTGGTCCTCCTGGACTACCACCGTTTCCACCGTTTCCACCGTTTGCAGTTCCAACGTTAGTCAAAGTAGTAGAGCCTCCTGCATTTCCAGGATTTCCTACATCGACAGTATTACCTGTGTTTCCTGCAGCACCGATGTTAAAGTTAAGTGTAGTACCTCCAGCAACAGCTGAAGAGAAATAACCATAACCTCCGTCACCTCCTTTACCACCATTGTTAGAATCATGAGATCGAGCGCCAGCTCCACCTCCGCCACCCCCGATGTAAGCCAATACCGTTGAACTAGCTGGTGAAGTTGTTGTGCTCGAAGAAGATGGTCCTACACCAACAAAATTCATTTTAAGTGGTTGTGCTCCACCTGATCCTGAACTTGCAGCTGTAATTCTTCCGTCAGCATCAACAGTAATATCTGCTGTAGTATAAGAACCTGGACTGACATTGGTTGAAATTAATTGAGCAGAACCAACTGAACCTGTAGCAAGTTTTGATTGTGTGATTGTAGATTGAGCAATGTTATTTCCTGTAACAGCAGATGCTGCTAGTTTTGCAGTAGTAACATTTGATTGTAAAATTTTATCAGAAGTAATCGCATCAGTAGCAATTTGTGCAGAACCAATTGTTCCACCTAAAGTGTTTAATGCTATTTCATTTAAATTTGTTCCATCAGAATAAGCAGCAACTATTGCAGCTTCGCCTGCAGTAAAACCAGTTCCACTAGCAGTTTTAATTGTTAAATTTGTTACACCGGTTACAGCAGACAAATCAATAATATAGAATTTTTCAATTCCATCTGGAATTGTTACAGTTGATGCAGTTGTCAAAGTTCCAGTGAACTTTAAAATCATATTTCTTGCATTTGATAATGCAGCATTAGACATTACAAGAGCTACAGTACCGCCATCAGAAAGTGCGACTGCTTCATAACCTGCGATTGCTTGTTGTACTAAGTTTAAGTTTGTATTTGTTTTATCACCCCATGTACCAGCATTTTCGCCAGTGACCATAAGTTCTAGTTTTAAATCTGTAGAATAACTTGATGCCATAAAAAATTTCTCCTAAATAACTACAATATTACCTTTGTTAAGCAGCAAGGTCAACCTCTGTCCAAACATTATTTACACCTAGATTAATCTCTTGCCATGCAGTGATATTAAGGCTACCTGAAGTAGAAGTCAACTCTACACCTGTTAAACTTACATTTGCATCAGCAGTGTTTGTAACACTTCCTATATTAGCAGATAATTGTTGTCCTGTAACCTCCGCAACAGATACTGCTTCTACTGAATCAATAGCCATAGTCATTGATTGGCCTGTAACTGTTACATCAGCATCAGCATCAATATCTTCCTCACCCATAGCCATTGTCATAGCTATTCCAGTGACATCCACAGGAGTATTTAAATCTACTGTTTCATCACCAATTGCTGGAGTTAAAGAAATACCGGTTACTGATACATCAGAATTCGCTTGTGTAGTTACTGAACCAATACTTAATGTTGCAGCAATACCATCTACAATAGGTCCTACTTCAATATTTTCAATAACTTGTCCGACACTTGTGTTTAAGGTGTGTTCGGTTACGTTAACTGAAATGTTTCCATCAGCAGCAATATCTACAGTTCCAACACTTGTAGACATTTGTAGATTAGCAGAATCTAATTTATTAGTTGAAACTGCTCCAATATTAGATGATAATAAAATACCTGTTACATCTATACTAAAGTCTGTAACTGCTGTAGTTGATCCTATATTTGAATTTAATAAATTTCCATTAACATCTACATTTGCGTTTGCAATTGGTATTTCTTCACCAATAGCACTTGTTAATGAAATACCGTTTAATTGAACGGTATATGCATCTCCCCAAACTAGATTACCCCAATCTAGTCTGCCCCAACCAGCGTTTATTTCAGCTGTAACTGAATTAGCGCCGATTGAGACAGATAAGGGAATATCTAAACCACCGTAGTTTCCACTACCGTAAGCTCCACTTCCATAGCTAGCGTTATTTAAACCTGTAACTTGTACAGTTACATTTCCTTGGTCACCCCAATTGTTTTGACCCCAGGTTCCTTGATTCCACGCACTAGCCATATCATTTTAGTTCCTTAATTACGCAATTCTTAGAATCGCAGCAGAAGTTGTGAATGCAGGGAACTGGATTGTAAATGTTCCAGATGTTGCAGTCTTGTCTCCACCGAAATCTAACACAGCAACTGCTTCAGTAGTACCTGTACCACCATCAGTTGTCGTGTTGTAAATCAAAGCACCTCTTGCAGTAAGAGTAACTCCAGTAAATGATAAATTTGCAAAATTAGTAATTGCAACTCCTGAAGAAACTTTAACTCCAGAATTTACCAAAGCTTTTCCACCTGCAGTATATCCTGCTGGTGAAGTTACTTCGCCAGATGATGAATAGTTAGTAGTTGATGCTCCTAATGTAGCAGTAGAAACATACATTGCTAATTTAAATGTATCTCCACCTGCACTATCAAAATCATGCTCACCCGCTAATAATTGCTTTTTGAACGAATTGCAAATTGCGTTAGTTGTTATTGCCATAATTATTCTCCTTATTAATAAATTGTATTAGGAGTAGGACTTGGCACTTTAATTCTTGGCACGCCATCATCATACTCCGCACGTCTTCTTCTACCCATTTGTTGTAGGGCAAAATTCTGTACTTCTTCATTATACTTATCATTGTACAGCTTGTACATATCCATGGGGCCTTTTAAATACCTAAAACATTCAGCTAAGACACCATGTAATAACATTGATTCTTGGTATGTAGATAAGAATGTATTATTAGTTGATGTAAACTGTGGTGGATCTTTAATAAAATTAATTTGAATTGTGTATGCAGAATCTGGTGTAGGAGCCACTATTAAATTAAAATCATCCCAATTAGCCCAGTATTTAGGAAGACCTTGAGCAGCATTGTTATTATATTCAGAAATAAAACTTGTATCTCTTTTCTCAAGAAAAGTTCTAGTTGAGTTGTCAATTACTTGTACTGATCTTATAATTGTCAAATCTGCAGGTAAACTTACTGCTCTGTTCCCCGCTGTAAAATTAGATGTCGAATATTTTCTTAAATCATCATAATCGACCTTGCCAGCAACATCTAGCTCAACAGATCTAATAAAATTTTGTATTATTGTATCTGATAAAACACTACTACTGACTTCAGTATAATTTCTAATTTGTGTTAAAAAATCTGAATAAGTTATTGCCATTATGAAATCTCCACTGTTACAGATCTAATTATAATAGAAAGCTGTCTGTTTCTATTTTGCAAAGAAGGATCTGCAGGTATCATCGCAGAAGTACCTTTGTTATCATAAGCAAAATCTCCAGGAAGTGTTAAATTAGCAACACCTACTGAAGCTCCACCTGAATCTGCCTCAACTCCACTTATATCTGTTGGTTGTTGAAATCTTTGGGGTCTTGTATTTTGTAAAGCAATAGCATCAGCTACAATACGTTTTCTTCTAATTTGTGGATGCTTAGGTTCAAATTCAGAATAATGAACTAACGATCCATTCCATTCTTTAACCATTTCATTGTATGGAAAAGCCATACCCGATCTATCGGATATTGCTTGTGATTTTTTACCTGTAGCCCATTTTGCCATAATTAAACTCCATTAGGATAAAAAGATTGTGGAGTGATAAATGTTGATGCTCTTTGACCATCCTCATCTAACGCTCTTTTCAATTCATCCTCATAAATTAATTTATTTTGTTGTACAAGTTGCGGTGCTTTTTTCATTGAAATGTAATAAGCTAATCCTGCACACATGCATGGTAAAAATCTATATGCAACATCTGCATCATTTGTATATGCACCTGCATCTTCAATTCTTTTAATTACATAAAATTTTAAAGTTGTGTAAGTGTTTAAATCTGGTGCTTGGTATAAATATATTTTAGGTGTTGTTTGTCTATCAACATAATATTGTGATGGTTGTCCAGTTGCTAATTTATTGGGTAATGCAGCATAAGCTGATCTATCTATTTTAGTAATTGAAACATCTTGAGTATTTGCATTATTTGATGCTGCAGCAGTTGAGGATACATAAGCCTCAAGAACATCATTAACATCTGAATCAACGGTGTATTCAGCTTGTCCTGCAACCATAGGTATTTCGTTTAATTCGGTTTTCCAAAGATGAATACCTCTATTGCCCCATTCAGCAAATAATAGATCTAGACTTCTTCTAGCTGAACGCATGTCATAACCAGAGTTGGTTGATAAACCACATCTTTCATAACCTTCAGAAATAACATCATCTATGTTTAAATTAAAGCTCGTAGTTCCTGATGTTGCCATTAGTATCCTTTTTGCGATTATACAATTTCTTGGATTGTACCACTTTTTGGCTAAACTTTGAAGACCTTAGGTTTTTTGCTATTAGGTTTCTTTTTGACCTGTAATCTTTTCTTTTTTTCACCTCTAGCGCCTCTCAATTGTCCCTCTATCTGTTTTGTTATTTGACCTCTAGATATTGCCATTACACTAAATCTTTTGCCTTTCCTATTATGGGTTTATATTTTGTTTTACCTTCTGATCTGTAGGCTAACATAAATTGTTCTCTTCTATTTTCGGGTACCCAGCTGCAATGTATCCATCCTGAGTTTGGCTCACCAGGAGTATAATACTCCAAAATTAATTGATCTGTTTCAAGATTTTTTTTAATCCAATCTGCAACTTCAGCATTATCTACACCTGCACATTCAAAATCTGCAGCGCAGCCTTGTGCATGCTGTGAGTTTACTGAGCTACCAATGGCTAAACATAGTTCTTCACTACGGAATCCGCTAGTTATCTTAACTCTGCCAAAATGATCCCTGACCGGTTGTAAAATATTTTCACATAGTAATTTTAGATTTTCTATTTGACCAGCTGAAGGATTGTTATTAATCCCCTTTCTAACAGCAGTATCGGATTTAATAAGTTCTAACAAAGTGAAGTTTCTAGAAAGGTTCATTATTTATTACCATTAAATTCTATATTACCTGAAATTGATATTCTTGTTTCATCAGAATTGTTAAAAGGATAAACAACATGTCTAAGTAAAGATGGAAATAAAATTATACTCCCTTCTTCTTCTTTATTTAAAATAAATTTATGTGTCAAACTTCTACCAATAATAGAATTATAATTGAAATGAAACTCAGATTCAACTGGTAGCTTCATCCATAAGGAATAAGAAAAAATACCATCATGTTCATGAAGAGGAAGGTATTCTCCTTTTTTTTGATAATTAATCCATACTTTACCATGCACTAAAGGAAGTGGAGTATTAATAATACTAAAATTTTTTAAATAATTTGGATAAATTTTATCGTATTCGATAAGCATATCATTTATAAAATGATGAAGTTTTTCAGTATTTATATTTTTTAAATAGTAATGTTTTGCAACATTATCTTTAGTTAAATTTGAAGTTAATTCTTTTTTATTATTTAAATCTAAACATTCTTTTAATAAGGAATCATACAAGGTTAAATTAATTTTACTTTTTAAAACCCCATAATTTAACAAAGGTACGATTTGCATTTTATTTTGGTTTTATAATTCTTTTTATACTTATACTACCATCTATATTTTTTTCAAGCTCTGCTTCTACAGTCCCACACATGTACTGAATATTAACATTTACATCACGTTCTGCTAGGCGTTTTCCCTTCAAACAATCTGACATAGATTGTTTTATTCTATGTTCTTTAAGCTCTCCTGCGATAAACATACAGAGAGCAACCACACTACTAATAACCGTTTCCATTAGCAAACTCCCGTTGTTTGTCTTTTAATTTTTCTATATCTTTTTGAGCCTTATCTAACTGTTTCATTAAAAATTCTATATTAACTTTATTAGTCATATTCATCTCTTGAGTCTGTTGCATTTTTTCTACTTGTTTATATA